GCACTCCATGCCGATTTCTTTTTATTTAGAAAATACATAGTAATATAGGGTGAGATTAATGCTTAATTTTGAAGAAATAAATGTCCTGGGACAAGTTTGCAATGATACGTGGGGTTACACGTCAACACCGAAGGCGCCAACATTATCAATAAAGGCTACCATTAGTGGCGATGTTTTAACTGTTACGTACATAACAATTGTTACTTTAGCGTCTGATAGAAATATGCGAGACCAATGTCAAAGATACGAAGAAGAATCTGTAAAGATGACAAATGATTATATGAAAAATATTAAAAAAGAGTTTAAAGGATCTGCAGGTAGAGCACTGAAAGTAAAGACATTAAACTCAGATGACAATATTCAAGTCATAACAACGTCTCCTTACACGATAAAGAAAAACGCATATTATAGACGAGCTACCAACTTTAAGGTTGAGTAGTGTGTCAGTTACAAATAAGTCAAGACAAGTAAAAGAAATCATAAAATGCGGTAAAGACCCGGTTTATTTCTTTAACAAATATGTGAAAATACAGCATCCCGTGCAAGGGCTGATACCGTTTAACACATACCCCTTTCAAGACGATTGCGTCCAAGACTTCATAGATAATAGGTTTAATGTTATTCTAAAGTCTAGACAATTAGGTTTGTCAACTTTGACTGCAGCTTATGCAACATGGATGGCTCTTTTTCAAAAAGATAAGAACATTCTTATTATTGCAACTAAACTTTCTGTTGCACAAAATTTTATAAAGAAAGTTAAAGTCATGATTCGAAGTGTACCAAAGTGGTTAGTTTTACCGTCTATTGTTTCGAATAATAAACAACTCATAGAATTTAGTCATGGATCGTCTATAAAAGCAATACCAACTTCTGATGACGCAGGTCGATCAGAAGCTCTTTCACTATTGATTATTGATGAGGCAGCATTTGTTAGAAATTTTGACGAGCTTTGGACGGGATTATATCCAACAATTTCAACAGGTGGTCGTGTTGTTTTGCTCTCTACACCGAATGGTGTCGGAGGTCAATATCATGAAATTTATGTCAACGCCGAAGCAAACTTAAATGAATTTAATCCCATTAAACTTCCTTGGGATGTTCACCCAGAAAGAGACGAAGAGTGGTTCAATAAAGAAACAAGAAACTTTTCAGAAAGAAAAGTTGCCCAAGAGTATCTGTGTGATTTTGCATCTTCAGGTGAGACTTTCTTATCAAGTCCTGATTTGACTTATCTATATGAAAATGTTAGACCGCCCATAGATAGAGCTGGTCGTGACATGAATGTCTGGATTTGGAAACAAGCGCTTGCAGATCACAGCTATATTCTTTCTGCTGATGTGGCTAGAGGTGATTCAAAAGATTATTCAACATTTCATATAATTGATGTTACTGAAGGTGAATGTGTTGCAGAGTACAAAGGAAAAATTCCGCCCGATGAATTTGCAGAGCTAATTTTTGAATTTGGGATTAGGTACTCAAAGGCGCTTGTCTGCCCTGAGAACAATAGCTACGGTTACGCTACAATTTTAAAACTTAAAGAGTTAAATTATCCTAAGCTTTACTATAGACGTCGAAAAGCTGTTTATATCGGTGATTATGTACCCCCAGGGAGTACAGATATCGCAGGATTTACAACAAGCGGAAAAACTAGAAATTTAATTTTAACTAAGCTTGAAGAAGTCATAAGAAATAAACAGCTAAAAATTTATTCATCAAGACTACACGATGAAATGAAGACATTTATTTGGAAGGGAAATAAAGCGCAGGCAATGAAAGGTAATTATAATGATGACCTTGTCATGAGTTTAGCAATAGGGGTGTGGTTATACGATAGTTCATCTGATCATGGAAATCACTCATCCGCTGTAAATCAAGCAATGTTAGACGCAATGTCTGTGTCTGTTACAAAATCTGATCGATTACCAACGGCAGTGACTGAAAATAGACAACACAACAACCCATCGTTAAACTCACCTGTTTCTGCAGATGGAAAGCGTTCTGCAGGTTCATCTAAGTGGGGTAGTAAAACTATTATAGGGCCAGATCTTGACTGGGTGTATAAATAATTTATAGTGGCAAAAGATGTGTTAAAATACAACATCTGGAGAAAAAATGGCAGATAGATCACCCGACGGGCTTTTTCGTAGACTGACACAGCTTTTTAGAAGTGGTCCTGTAATTAAAAGAAGAGTAAGACCGTATCAAGGTGCAAAGACATCTTCAGCATTTGAAATGTTTAGAAAGACACAGAGTCATGTTTATTCGACTGCTATGTCTGCTTACGGCACATATGACAGAATGGCTAGGTATAGCGATTTCAGTGAAATGGAATACACACCTGAAATTAGTTCAGCTCTAGACATTTATGCAGAAGAGACTGTAGCGTCTGATGAGAGAGGGCAAGTCTTGCATGTCTTTTCTGAAAATCAAAAAATTGAAAGAATTTTAGAAGAGTTATTTTTTGATACACTAAATATTGAATTTAATTTAACTGCGTGGGTCAGAAATCTTTGTAAGTACGGTGATTTCTTTCTCTTTAACGATGTTTCTCCTGATCACGGAATAATCAATGTCTATCCCATGCCTGTAAATGAGGTAGAAAGAGAAGAAGGCTACGACCCAAGCGATCCTATGGCAGTAAGATTTAGATGGATCACAGAAGGTAATCAAGTTTTAGAAAACTGGCAAGTATCTCATTTTAGGTTGCTAGGTAATGATGCATTCCTCCCGTATGGTTCATCAGTTCTTGAAGCAGCTAGAAGAATTTGGCGTCAACTAATCCTTGCAGAAGATGCAATGCTTGTTTATAGAGTTGTTCGCTCACCTGAACGTCGCGTATTTTATATTGACGTGGGAAATGTACCACCTGAAGAAATTAGTGGTTACATGGAACAAGTACAAACATCGTTAAAAAGAAGTCAAGTAGTCGACAAAGAGACGGGCCGCGTTGATTTAAGATACAATCCCTTGTCCGTAGACGAAGACTATTATCTACCTGTTAGAGGGTCAGAATCAGGTACGAAAATAGACACCCTAGCAGGCGGTCAAAATACGACTGCTGTTGAAGATGTTGAATATATTCAAAAGAAACTATTTGCAGCGCTAAAAATACCCAAAGCTTATCTAGGCTATGATGAAGGTCTGGGTGCAAAGGCTACACTCTCTCAAGAAGACATAAGGTTTTCTAGAACAATCAACAGAATTCAACGAACAGTGTTAGCAGAACTAAATAAAATTGCTATTATTCATCTTTACTCCCATGGTTTTGATGGAGAAGATTTGTTAGATTTCGAACTTAATTTATCAAACCCATCAACAATTGCACAGCAACAGAAGTTAGAATTATTTAGATCTAGATTTGAGATAGCTGGGACCGCCCCTGAAGGTTTAGTTGATAGACGTTATATTAGAAAAAATGTTTTAAATTTAACAGACGCAGAAATAGATTCACTTGAAGAAGGAAAGGTTGAAGATAAGAAGATTGATTTAGAAATTGAGTCTATCAAGCCACCTGGCGAAGAAGACATGCCAGATGACGTGGATGTTGCAGAACCTGAAGGAGCTCCTGCTCCTGAAGAACCTGCAGACTTAGCCGCTGGTGATATTAGAGTTGTCCCAGGTGGTACACTTTTAACATCTGAAAAAATTGACACAAACCTTGAAGAAGAAGATGTAGTTAGTTTTTCATTGAATGATGAAGATGCACCAATACGTGCACAAAATAAAGTTAATATGTTTTCTTCAATAGTCTCTGAGGGTGATAACTCGCCAGAGGAAATAGATAATGAAGAAGAAGATGAAGAATCTGAACAAACAGAGACTGCTTTAGACAAGTTAAAATATGACAGGTCAAGAAGGAAACATGGGCCTTCAAATGTAGATCATCTTGCAATGACAACGCATACTAGAAAAGATCCTAGCGACTCTGTCGCAAATCCATACGGTGCTAAGTCAGACTTAATAAATCCACTTAAAGGATTAAAGCTTGAAGAAGAGACATTTATAGATAAATACTTTGATGAAAAAATTGTTTCGAATAATAAGATGACGTCTGAGTTAAGATCTACCTTAAAATCACTTGACAGCAAGATAAATATTTCAAGAGCAAGTGTAATTTTAGAATCTGACAACACAGAGAAAATTGATGAATAAATCTCATAACAAAAAAAGAAATGTAGGAATAATATTTGAACTATTATTGCGATGTGTTTCGGCACGTTTAATAGAGGGCAAAGAGAAAAGTGCACAAGAATCGCTTGATATCATATCAAAGTACTTTGACAAAGAATCAGAATTGTATAGAGAGTTTAGACTTTTTAATGCGCTTGCTAAGTCAACTGTTAGTGATACAGCTGTCGCTGCTGGTATTTTGTCTGAAGCAAAGCAGGCAGCAAGACGATGCGATGCACAAAAGCTTGATAGGGAAAAATCACTTTTAATTAGAGAGATTAATCATGTTTTAGACGATTCATCTTTTTATCATAGGCGAGTACCAGACTACAAAATATATGCGACCATCCAAACTTTACTAAATAACTGGCGTGCAGAAGATCGGTCAGATTTGACAAGAACAATTCAATATGAAACAAAAATTGTAGGTTGGCTTTTAGAAGAAAAAGAAGAAGTCAATTTATTAGAAGAGCATACCAGCCCAGATGTTGACTCACTAGTTGTCAAGATCTTAACAGAAAAATTTAATCAAACTTACAAAAAAGTACTAAACGATGAACAAAAAAATATTGTTAATCTTTATGCACTTTCAATGTCAGCAGACAATGGCGAGAAAATAAAACAAAAACTTAAAAGCTTAAAAGAAGACACATTAAATGAAATAGGTCAATACTTTGAAAAAGAGGACAATAAAGTCCTTTTAGAAAAAGTTGAATCAATTAAAAAGCTAATCATACATGAGAACATCAGCACTGTGGATGATGAAACTATTTCAAGATTTCTTGTGATTTCTCAACTCAAAGCAGAATTATTGGAGGTATCAGGTGAATGATCTGAAACTATTGACAGAATGGACCCCTTTAAGTTACACAGCAGACATGATCAAAGAGTCTAAAGACTCACATGGTGGAAAAATATTACTTAAAGGAATACTACAAAAATCTGATACTCTAAATCAGAATGGTCGTGTATATCCACACTCTATTTTAGAAAGAGAAGTGAGAAATTATCAAAAATTTATTCGAGAAAATAGAGCGTTAGGTGAATGTGATCACCCAGACTCTTCGGTTGTTGAACTTAAAAATGCTTCACATATCATAAGAGATGCGTACATGGATGGCGATGTGTGTTATGGCACAGTCGAACTCTTAAACACGCCAAGCGGAAAAATTTTACAAAGCCTCGTTGAGTCTGGTGTCACGCTAGGGATATCATCAAGGGGCGTAGGTTCGACACGTCGTGAAGGTGATACGACTGTTGTGCAAGAAGATTTTCAGTTAATTTGCTTTGACATGGTTTCTGAGCCTTCTACACCTGGCGCTTTTATGATGAACGAAGGAAAAAAGGTGCAGACAAAAGATTTAGATAAGTTTTTTACCAAAACAGATCGTGTTGATAGAATATTTAACGAGATCTTATCATGGGAGACTGAATAATGGCACATTGGTCAAAAGGAATGGGGCCAAACTTTGTTCCCGCATATCAGATATCAGGAATTCCTTATGTTACTAGCAGCATTCTAGATGAAGTAGGTACAACACCTATAAAGGTAACTTTTCCACAAGTTACAAGATTTTTTGTGGTGCAAAACATATCAGAAAATCCACTTAGGGTCGGATTTTCATCAAACGGAGTAAGTGCAGCAGAAACTGCAAATTATTTAATTCTATCAGGCAACCAAGCAACCGGTCGTCTTGAACTAAGGTGTAAAGAGCTTTACTTTCGAAGAGAAGGGGGCTCTAATTGCGGATTCAGCGTATTAGCTGGTCTATCAGGCGTGCCAAATAATCAGTTTCCTACACTTACAAGTTCATTACTTTATTCTGGTTCTGATGGTGATCCCCTTCCACAACCTGTACCGAAATTTGAGGGAGTTGGTTAAGATGGCAAAACTAAGCAGACAAAAATTAAAAAATGTCGTCAAGGAATGTCTAGTTGAGATCTTACAAGAAGGCTTAACAACACAAAACACTGATCCAAATATAAATCTTAACGAGTCAAATAGTAGACAAATTTCAAGAATGAAGTCTTCGCAACAAACAAGAAATCTCTCTGCACCTAAAGGGCATGCACCCATGTCTAATAGAAGTAGTGCAGCTGATAATATTTCTTACGGCTCTAGAAACAACACAAATCAATCAGCAAATCCTCAGTTTGAACAAAGAGTAAATAGTACAATAAATCACCTTACAGACGATCCTGTAATGGCAGCAATATTTAGCGACTCTGCAAGAACAACGTTGCAAGAACAGCGTCAAGCAGAAACCAGGTCTCCTGTAGTTGCACAAGGTGACAAAGCAACAAGAGCTATGGCTTCAAGCGATCCCACAGAACTTTTTGCAGGTGCTTCTCAAAATTGGGCAGACTTAGCATTTTCAGACTGAATAAAATATAATTAAGTAGTCATAATTTGTCTGTGCAAGATATGTATTTTTGCGGATGCGCAGGAGAGTTTATGTCTAAAATTAAAAAGCTTACACCAGAAATTCTGAAAAAGTTTATTGTTGAAGAAAAGAAAAAAATACAAACACACGCAGATGATGCTGTTGAAGATGCTTGGGCCGGCGGCAAAGACAACCTTGTTAAAAGAATTGACTACATTAAAAAGTTAGGGATTCAAGAAGTTAAGCTTAAAGATGCACTCGACAAAGTCCAGAAGCACCGCTTAAAATTAAAAGAAACAATTCTTAAGGAGTTATAATGGCTACAATTTATCCGACAGTGAATGTGACAGGTAAACCAGGCGACGGCGGAAAAGGTCAGAGAAATCAGAGAAACCTTACTGCTATATTCCCAGAGGCGCCTGTTTATACAGACTATACAGACACAGAGACAATAAAAAACAAAGAAGATGTCGATGGCGCTCAAGCAGGTGCAATAGTGACAGGGCGCGCTACTTCTGTTAATGACGCCGGCGTCTGGGGCTTAAGCACAGTCAGTCTTGAATTTGCTGATGCACCTGATGTTGAAGCCGTTGAAACAGGCGGAGCTGGTTTACCGATGACCCCATATCTTCCAAACATAACATCACCTGGTGAAGGTAATGCTAACAATCCGCTTTCTGTTGCTGAATATACAGGTGAGCCAATTCGAAAGTCTAGCAATTATGGCTCAGGTTTAGGCTCTACTGCTAACCCATCAAAAACTTCCCCCAATATTGGTCAGACTACTGTAGGATCATATATTTCAGGTAGATCTTACGTTGGATCTGACGGCAGAGGCTAGTGTCTAACAATACTCTTCACTATAATCAGTCTACTTATGACGACCGAATCGGTGGCGGGTATGGAAAGACTCAAAAGACACCAAGTTTTGGTACAGGCATCGGATCGATGCGTTCTATGGGTTCAAATTCTACTGGAATATATTTTGAACCAGACTTATACGACATAGAAGAAGATGAGCAAGAAGATTTTGAAGATGAAACATTTGATAAACAGTCTGTTATTGACAAGTTTGTTGCAAAAATAAATAGTTTTCGTCCTCGTTTTGATATTTCTCGACGTGCTGATCGAGGTTCGTTTGCAGGATCAGGAAACAGGTTTGATCTTGCTGAGCAAAATCGTATGCCTAAAGCTAGCAAAGGGATATCACCATTCAGCAGTAGAAAACTTTATCCTAAGGGTTTCGACGGCCCTCCAGTAGGATCAGGTGGTTCAGGTCAAGCTTTTCGTACAACAGGAAATTATCGAAGATCTGGAACTCAATATGGCACTTCACGTGCGCCTTTAGAAAAAATCGGACCAGACTATGATGATTATATTCACAAGCATAGTTTAAAAGATTTATTTTTTGATGATGAAGATGTAATAGAAAAAAGCAACCTTAATATAGCAAAAATAAGAAGGGCAGAAGAAGAAGCAGAAGATCATCGTCTAGCATCTGATGAGAATGCAGAGTCTTTACAATGAAAAATGGTATGTAATTTAGTCCAAACAAGGATATTTAATCAGGGAGAGGGTTTAAAATGTCACAATCTCTTTATCAAGAGGCAATAGCAGAAGCAAAGCAACTTAGAGAAGTTGCTGAAAAAAATGCAAAAAATGCTATAATAGAAGCAATTACACCGCGTATTAGACAGTTTATAGAACAACAACTTATAAGTGAAGACACAGATTTAACTGAGTCAAGTGATGAGTCAAATTTTTTAGAGGCAGTTGTCGATGAAATGTTAGACAGTAATGATGAAGTAACTTTAAACGAAGCTACTCTAGAGACGCTGGTAAACCTTATTGGAACAGACGAAGAACTAGGTAATGATTTGAGTCAAATTAAGAGTAGAACAGTTATTGCTAATGCACTTAATGAATCACTTGAAAATTTATCTGAAGATGATAAGCAAAAACTTTTAAAAATTGCAAACGACTTAAAAATCACTGCTGATAATTTAAGTCATAATAATATAGTTATGAATGAAAAAACTGACACACAAGATTTTGAGGAGCTTTCTGAGATGTCAACTAATAAAACTGATGAGACCTTATATGAGGTCGACCTTGATGAAATTGCAGCATTGCTTGAACAAGAGCTTGCAGAAGATGAGCACGATCCTATGGGCGAGCTTGACATTATTCTTGATGATGAAGATCTCGAAGCCCTCGGCGTTGATGATCCTGATGCACTAGATCTAGACGGTCTTGATGTTGATGTCATGATGTCTGATGATCTTGTTGGTGGAGACACCGACGAAGAAATGGACGTCGAAGACGAAGAACTTGATGTCGAAGCTGAAGAGGCAGAAGAAGATGAAGAAGCTCCTGAACTTGATCTCGATGCTGAAGAACTAGATGAAATTTTAGAAATAGATCTAGACGTGCTCAGAGAAGAAATTAAAAATATGCGCTTAGAAGAAGCTAAAGAGCTCACTAAAGTTAAGGGCATTAAAAAGGATATGGCAGACACATGGGGCGGAAAAGGCTCTGGAAAGTCTGGCGATGATTTTGGCGGAGGAAAGAGAGAGGGCGAAGCCTTGTCTGTTAAGATGAACAAACTTTCCGAAGCTTATACAAGTGAGAGACGCAAGAATCGATCTCTTAAAAACAAGCTCAATGAATACAGAAGTGCTGTTGAAACACTTCGTGAGCAGTTGACAGAAATGAATTTGTTTAACGCAAAACTCCTTTATGTCAATAAACTTCTACAAAACAAAGATGTTGCACCTTCACAGAGACAATCTATCATAGAGGCACTCGATGATGCTAGAAGTTTAAGAGAAGTTAAACTCTTATTTAAGAGCTTAACTGAGTCAATCAAGAAGCCTAAGAGTAAAAAGCGATTGTCGGAATCGGCAGCGCGACGTGCACTTGGCTCATCTTCCAAGGCAGTTCAATCATCAACTTCCTCATCTCGTGCTGAAGCCGAGATGGGTCGGTGGGCTGAGCTGGCTGGAATTAAAAACAAATAACAACTGCTTAATAATAAAAAAAAGGATATTACAATGGCAAAATCTTTCACACTTGAGCAACTAACTGAGGGCATTAGACAACGTCATATGGGCTCTCAGAACGTTGCACTCGTCGAGAAGTGGTCACGTACTGGTTTACTTAGAGGAATGGATGGCTATGCTCGTGAGAACATGGCACTTATGCTCGAGAACCAGGCTGCGCAACTTCTTCGCGAGGCTAACTCATTAGGTACAGGCGCAGGCGCAGGCACAGCCTCAGGTGATCTTCGTGGATTCACTAATATTGCGTTCCCAATCGTTCGTCGTGTTTTCGGCGGGCTAATCGCTAACGAGCTTGTTTCAATCCAGCCCATGAGCCTTCCTTCCGGACTGCTCTTCTACCTGGATTACACATACGGTACACGTGTTGGTGGTGACACAACACTTGCTAGCGGTGCAGCCGGTGATGCTGATGCACAAACATACGGCCTGAATCAATCTATCTACAACAACCCAGTAGGCAAGGGCGTTCGCTCAGGTTCTCAGGGTGTCGGTGGACAGTACGACCTCGTCGGTACTTCTTACACTAAGGTTCACTCCTCTTCGGGTGTTCCAGTAGCTCACATGATTGCTTCCGGTGCCTTCCAAGGTAACGAGACACTCCAGTCAGGGCAGAAGTGCTACGCTACAGGTACAGATGGTAGAATGCTTCAGTACGACCCACAGGTCAGCGATCTTATCGAGAATGATAATGGTCTTGACAGCGACGGTCAGTTCCAGCTTCTATTCGTTGATCCTGAGGTCTTCGGATCGAGCATTGACTTAACACACGTTAAGGACATCTCATTATTTACAGGTCACGGCGGTACTGGAAATCTTTCAGTTCCAGGTGCAGACTTCCAGGGTGGTAAGAACGTTCTTAACATTCGTCGTCTGAACCAGCTTGGTACATTCAAGGGTGGCAAGTTCACATCTAAGCCCCTTGTTGGTCGTACCGCTGCAAATGCTGCACTGATGTTCGTTGTATCTGGTACTCTCACGAAAGCTGGTACATTGATGACAGGACTTACAGGTTCATGTGTTATCTCTCCGACTCTAGATGTTGAGTCCGGTGTTGGTTCTACGCTGACAATTCCCTCATTCGAGTCGAACTTCAGCTCTTCTTCACCGTCACCAATCATCCCTGAGATCGACATCAAGATCGAATCCATCGCGGTTACAGCTGCGACCCGTAAGCTCCGCGCTCGCTGGTCACCAGAACTCGCTCAGGATCTTAACGCTTACCACAGCCTTGACGCTGAGGTCGAGCTTACACAGATCCTCTCCGAGCAGATCGCACTTGAAATCGATCGTGAGATTCTCAACGACCTCCT